TATCAATTAATTGATGAAAAAAGAAGATTGTACGCTTGTAACGTGGCAGAAATCACGCTGGAGGATGCATATTGTATATTACAGTCATGGGGCGGTAAGCATTCGCTATCAGAGGTATTGGTATTCTATTCCGTGATACAGAACGCAGTTGTTATAAATGAGAATTGCAAGGATTTTAATAGTATTGTTAAGTTATGCCGGGGCTTTTTGGATGCAGATGCAGAAACATTGGAAGATGTTGAAGCAGGCAACCTTGAAGGAAACACATGGGAGCCGGTTTGTCGTGTACTGCTGGAAGCAAGAGGAATGATGGACTTTAAAGACAATATGGAGATGCTTTCCCATCAGAAGCCTGGGAAGGAATATAACTTAATGGACTGGCGTACATATAATCACTTGATGCAGGAGCAGCAGTTTTTTAAGATATTCCAGTATGGCGTTATCATGGGTAAAAGGACTGAACGGGCAAGGAGGGCAAAGTAAATGCACTATCCAATTAATATAGAGATGCTTATGGGGATGGCCCAGACAGCCGGAATAAGCGACCTGTCAAAGAAGCTTTTAGGGCAGATGGCAAGGGTGTTAAACAATATATATCAGATGGGGATGGAGTATTCAACCGAGGATTTTGTTTTCACGCCCGAAATCGTAAGGGAAGCGCATCAGAGGGTATATGGTAAGCTTTTAGCGAATGAAGAAGTAAACCAGCGATTCTATGAACTGCTGTCTGAATGGGGAAACGATGCGTTTCAGGCAGGTGCAGCTAATGACAAACATACTGTCAGGTTATCCAGTATATCTATTTCCAGAAGAAATTCCGGTTCAAGGCCGACAAAAAAGAAGATGGAACAGGCTAGGCGGTTCTTTGAGAAATATGGCGCATATAAAAGGGAAATTGTGATTGATGAACATGGGGTATTGATGGATGGATACACAACGTATCTAATGGTGTGTGAACAAGGTAAGGAAATAGTACCAGTAAGACGAATAAGGCGACAAGGAATTACAGCGGTATTTAATGAAGGTGGTAGAGCATATCAGTGGGAAATTCCTTTAAAATTGATAGATAGGATAGCTCCGGGGGATAGGGTGGTAGTGGAAACATTTTATGGCCCGCAGCAGGTGACAGTGAAAGAGATTATCCCTCTTGCCAAAAGAACAGGCCGAAAGGTGAGGCGAATAGGAGAAAAACCGAACTAACCAAAGTCCCAGGATGTCATTTATATATGGCAGACTGGGGCATCTTTTTGACCAACATTTGACTAACAAAGTTGTATCAAGAAAAATTGGGGAAAAATAGAGTATAGCCTAGAAATGGCTTAAATACGTACTTTTTTGAATATCGTAACTCAAGAAAACGTGTTAAAAATACCGATTTTTAAAATTCGTAATGCGTGGGTCGCCGGTTCGAGTCCGGCCAGTGGCTTGTTAAAAATTCCTTGTGTCTGCAGGCAATATTATTAGGATAGTGATATTTAGTTAAGCATTCTTTCATGGCTGATAAACTTTTAATGTTTACCAGCTATTTTTTTTGTCTTGTTTTTCACTCCTGCAAAAAAGTATACTACAATAAGGCAGATGGAAATGTCTGCGTATTTAGAAAAAGTCCCTTATTCTGTTAATCTGATAGGATATGTGGTAAAATGTTGCTTGTAAAACAAAATTTTTCGGTATAATGAATGATTGAGTTAAAACATCTGCCGACTGTCTTATCCAAAAGACCAAGGCTGGGGGAATAGAGATACAATAAGATTCCCGGACCTGAATGGATTTGAGATGACGCAAGAAAGCTGGGAGGAATTGTGATGAAGGGATATCATATTCTGCTGGGAGAGGATGAACCGGATATATTGGAATATAACAGGGAGCAGCTGGAACAGCGCGGCTATCAGGTTACGGCGGTTTCCACACTGGGCCAGGCGGAGTCGTGTGTTCTCAGGGATAATCCGGATTTGCTGGTTTTGGATGTTATGATGCCGGACGGTTCCGGGGTAGATCTGTGCAGAAGGCTGCGTGAGCAGTTTCAGGGGCCGATTCTGTTCCTCACAAGCTTGGGGGAGAGCAGTCAGATTGTCCAGGGGCTCCGGGCCGGAGGTGATGATTATATTACAAAGCCTTATGATATTGAGGAGCTGGCAGCCAGAATTGAGGCACATCTCCGAAGATTAGAGCGCAGGGGCGGGGAAGATATCCACCAGGGCGACAGCAGGTTATATTTGAATGTGAAGAGCCAGCGGGCTTATCTGGATGGGAGAGATATGCTTTTAAAGCCAAAGGAGTACCGTCTCCTGGCCGCGTTGATGAGAAACAGGGGAAGATATATGGAGGCCGGGGAGCTTTACAGGGAGATATGGGATATGGCGCCCAACCGGGATATACGGACAGTCTGGGTTCATATATCTAATCTGAGAAAGAAGCTGCAGGATGCAGACGGAGAGTTGATAGCGGATATAGAATGTAAACGTGCACTGGGATATAAGCTTGTGATGTTTGAGGATGAGAGTGAAGATTAGACGGTGGGACAGATGAGGAGAACGTATTATAGAATTGTATTGACAGTGGTACTGGCTGGCTTTCTGGCTGGAAAAACAGTAATTTTTCCAGCTTATGGTATGGTCAGTGACGGGGATATGTCCGAATTATCCACAGGAGAAGATGGAAAAGAGGATGCCTCTTTATCCCCGGACGGAGAAGGAAGCCGGGGGGAAGCGCCGGAAAATTCGCATGGAGAAAACGGAGAGGGAGAAGCCCCGCCATCCCCGGACGGAGAAGACGGAGAGGGAGAAGCCCCGCCATCCCCGGACGGAGAAGATGGAGAGGGAGAAACCCCGTCATCCCCGGACGGAGAAAACGGAGAGGGAGAAACCCCGCCATCCCCGGACGAAGAAAACGGAAAGGGAGAAACCCCGCCATCCCCGGACAGAGAAGATATAGAGGGAGAGAATCCGGAACATCCGGATTCCGGACAAACAGGCCATAATCAGGAGGAGTTAGAGAATCCCGGAGATATCCGTCAGCCGGAAATTCAATTACAGATGATTGAGATACCGCTGGATGAGGAGGTCCAGTGCGGCACTGTGGAGGAACTTTTAACCCTTCTGGAGACCGGGGAGGAGATTTGCCTTACAGGGGATATTCTTGTTGCAGGTTCAGCCGATTTGAATATTGCTCCGGAAGATGAAGCCGTGGTGAATATGAATGGATATTCCATCGTTGTGTCTGACAAGGGGAATTTGTTTGTGGACGGCCCCATCCGTTTCCAGGGCGCGGCAGGAGACAAAGCGCTGTTTCAGATATCCGGAAAAACCACCTTTAAAAATGGTGCCGGGGTATGGGCAGAGGGCGACGGAGCGGTTGCAGTGGAGATTTCAGAAACGAAAAACGGTAAATATGCGCTTCAGACAGATAACGCTTATATCGGAGTTTCCGGGGACAACAGCATTGCCTTAAAGTGGACGGGAAAGGGGGACTGCAGCCTGCAGTATGCCCATATTGAGGCAGAAGGGGAAAACTCAGTGGGCATTGAGGCAGACACGCCGGTAGAGCTTAAGCTTTGCCTGGTGGAGGCGGAGGGCAGTTCCGTTGTCACGGATAAAGTGCTCATTGTGGACACATCGCAGGTGACTCCCTTGCCCGAACAGTCTGAGGTGATTACAAGGGAGATTTATCTTGATGGCCGCCTGGATGAAAACGGGGTCAGCGTATTAGCGGGAACAGACTGTCAGGGGCTGTATGATAAGCTGGCGCCGTCGGCGTCATATGTATTTTGCGATCCCACAGGGGAAAGGAAAATGTGGACCCGGGATTTTACGCTGAACTGGAAAGACCTGCCTGAGGAACTTTCAGAGCCAGGGGTTTACAGGGCTATGGTAGAAGCGGAGGGGTATCCCGACTGGTTTTTTATAGAGATACCGGAAATTGAGATTGAGATTTATGTTGTGGACCCTAAAACGGTCCATATTGAGGAAATCTTCAGGATGGAGGATATGGCTGTACTGTATTTTTTGAATCCTGTAGAGGACGCACAGAGGATTGAGCTGTTTTGTTCAGCAGATGGAGGGGATACATGGCAGGACGCAGACTCTATGCCCGGATGCTCTGTGCAGATAGATCCCTTGACAATCACTGTGGAGGGACTTGAATTTAATCATACATACCGGTTCTGTGTTGCTGTCACCGGAGGTTCCATGGAAGGGCTGTCATCGGTGAAATCCTTTGGTTATTATGAGAATGACTCAGACCGGTTTGGCCATGGAGACCGTGACGGGGATGACCGGGATGACCAGGGAGACCTTCCGCCCTGGAACAGCGCGCCTCCTCCGGGGGATGAATTTGGCGGTTCAGGGGATCCTGACAGTGACGGCAAGGGAACCGCAGAAGCAGACGGAACATCCGGCACGTCAGATGGGGACGGCACTCTGTCCCTGGAGCCATCTGCTGTGAAGTGTGCCGGGATACCAGAGCCCTGTACTGCGGACAGGATCGGTACACAGAGACTCTCCACGACGGCT